GCCATCATCATAGCTGCTTGTTTAAACTGTTCCATTTGGTTTTTCTTATCAGGGTTTTGCTCTAGGTAAGATTGAAACCCAGACATGTCTCCTGTATAACCTAATGTTCCTGCAATACGTTGCATTGCATTTGGTTTGAAACCACCGAATGTAGGATTTTTAAATTGATTATTCATTGTTTATGCCTTACTTACCAAATGTCATCCAAACAGCACCTGCTATGAATGTTAGTGTTCCGACTGTAGCTAACTTTACTACAGTGCTCCATATACTTCTACGTGTATCTCTCCATGCTTCAAGTAGTCCACGTATTTCTATTATATCTTTTTGTGCATCCTCATCAAGTAACCCAATAGAACGTAGTGCCTCTTTAGCTCCACGCCTAGCTGCACGGTCTAGCATGTCTTCTACTTCTTCTGATGTTAACTTAATGTCTGCCATAGCCTACATCTTATGGTTTAGTAGGCCAATCATCGGCTTCAAGATGAGGCCAATTAGAATGAGTAGTTATATCACGTAATGCTTGACGGTACGTAGTTTGAGCAGAGGTCATATCTGGTGTGTCTGACAAAGCCCACCAATCTGTTTCTGCCATCATAAGATCACGTTCATTACGATTACGTTTTGCTGCTTTGTCGTCTAAAGTGTTTTGGTATGCAGCCTCTTGTTCTGCTTTAGTACCTAGCTCATCGTCATCAACAAACATGTCAACAATTGCCCAAGTTTTTTGCCAATTACCATTTTCAGCTTGCTCTACACCACTTTCTACAGTTTTTTGGTACTGTCCTACACCTTCTGTAGGTTGTGCACTTGAATACACTTTGTCTACATTTAAAGCATCTAATACATTATCATTCCATGTTTTAGGAAGTGACATATTAGAATGTTTTTTACGTAACTCACCTTGTGTGTTAATTTCACCTGTTGTTCGATTTCTATATTCAGCCATTAGTTGATTCTCCTTTTATGACCTTGATTTATGCAATAGCATAATATATGTAAGTAGCACCATTTGTATTAATATCACTACTAGTATTTTTAATTTGAAAACCTGTACTTGTAGGTTCAACGTAGTTAGCACTTGCCTCTGTAGATGTTGTATTTAAACTCATATATTTATCATTAGAATCACTACCCATACCTCTAACAGAATTTAACATAACCCAATTTCCAGTACTAGTCATATTTTTTATTAAAAGATAACTAGGAGAATTTTCAAAGTTACAATCAACAGTAGGGCCAGTGCTACTACCATTTCCTGTATATGATCCTATAGAACTAACACCTTCTAACTCTGCAAATATCCAAGCACAAAATTCTCTACCACTTCCATTAATAGTAGAAGTACTAGCTTTTAAATACAAAGAGTTTTCATCAGGGGCTTGAGTCCAAAAACTAGTGCTAGCAGCTACTGCATTAGTAACATTTAAATACATAACATTATTGTGAGCAGAAGATTGGGAGCCACTAGTAAAATTCTTATGATATACATACCAATTAGAATTTGCATCATAATATCTCCACCATATCATAGCAGGAGTAGCACCTAAATGATGGTTAAGAGTACGTGTTCCTGATCCTCCACTTCCTGCCCAGTTTATAATATCTAAGAATCCTGGTTGTTGCCTCCACATATTATAGAATCCTTGATAACCACTAATTACACGGTTGCTCCAAACTGGTCCAAAAGTATCTGCATTTGATCTTGGTCTTATGTAGTTATTATAAGTTCCACCTGCGTCTATACTACCAGTAGAGTTTGTGTACATGTCACCACCTAAAGTACGAGTACTTAAAGAATGAGATGATGCAGAACCTGTAACACTGCCTATAATCAAATCTTTATCAGCAGACTCTCTAATTTCTTCTGGACGTGCATAACTACTTTCTACTTCAGTCCTAAATAATCTTCCTCTGTTATTTACTGTAGCCAAACCAGTTCTTTTTCTAATAGCTATGTATATATAATCAGCACCATTGGAGTTCCAATCTCCAGTAGTTCCATGCACAGCAAATCCATTACTATGTGGTGTTATACTAAGAGTACTTCTTTCTTCATCGTTATCGTTATTAAACGTTAAACGATTAGAGTACATATAATTAGTAGTTGAAGAACTAGTAATAGCAGTAAAGTTTCTACTCGTGTCAACATGAACCCAATTACCACCTGAGCTTGCACGTTTTACTATAACAAATTGAGGTTCAAAACCAAGGTCTATTTCATTATTTGATGAACCATTTCCTGTATAGTTACCACATTTAATAATATCTAAATTTCCATTTGGACCAAAAATACCATCATTGTTATTGTGAGCAAATATAAAAGCTACATAAGTACCGCCACTTCCGTTAACATCCCCATGACTACCAACTGTAAAAACAGTTGCAGTAGGGTCTATAGTTTCAGGAGTATTATTATTTCCAAAATAACTACCGTTTTCAGCATCAAATGCTTCAGAAACATTAAGTCTAGTTACTTTTCCAGTTTGAGTTCTGTGCCACACTCTCCAGTTACTAAAAGTATCTGTTCTTTTAACCATTATACATCCAGGTACAGACCCAATACTGTGAGAAATTTCACGACCTGCAGTACCATTTCCTGTCCATGTTACAACATCAAAAAACTTTTCTTGTTTTTTAAATCCTGCTACCCATTGCTCTCCACCATTTACTAAATCTCCACCTCTACGTAATGAACATCCGTCACCAGTAAATGAACTAGTTGTTAAAGTAGTTGCCCCTGCTGTAGTATGAGAACAAAGACTTGCTAAACTAGAAGAAGATAAAACATTAGTTAACCAAGCATAATCATCTGAGTTAGTTGCACCATATCTTTTTGATATAACTAAACCTTTAACATCTGCGTAAGTTGTTTCAGGAAAATATTTGGTATCTATTACTTCAAAAGGTTGTGCAACAGCAGCAACATAATTACTATTAGTCCAACTAACCCTACCGTTATTTACTGTAATACTAGTTTCAGTATTTATATAGTTACTAGTAATGGTAGTATCAAATGTACCATCAAAAAGACCTTGCATTGCAAAATTACTTCCCATTTCATCCCATCTAGTAATATCATATTGAACTAAATTTTGAACATATCTACCTGTAGGTGAATTACCAAAAGTAACTAGCTGTTTATCTCCTGTCCCTTCTATAAAATCTGCACCAAAAGAACCATTACCATCCATATGCCAAGATTTTACAGCACCAGAAATTTGAGTAAGATCACTAGTATTATGTCTTGCAATACCATGACCCCGATGATTATCTGATCCTATTAAAACATCTCCTTCATATAAAACAGATAATTTTCCATCACTTCCATAGTGTATATCGTGAGCATCAATACTAGTTGTACTGGGAGAATCGTAGTAATGTCTTATACTAGTTAGCCCTAAATCAGAGTCAAATTTAGCTATATAATAGCCATAGCCAGTAGTGCCACCACAAACATACAAATTAGTACCATCGTTTGTAATACCATAAGCAGCACTAGCATTACTACTACTATACCCTGAAAACCTTTTAAATGTAGTAAGAGAACCATCTGATATAGAAAATTTAGCAATGTAACTATAATAGACACTTCCAAATTTCATTTTACCTACAACATAAATACTAGAACCTAATATATCTACATCAGTTGCAAAATCACTGTCATCTACTTGTTTATAAAAAGATTTTCGCCATTGTTGTGAACCATTACTTACTGCAAGTTTATGTATTATAGATTGTTGACCTGTGCCATCATAAGCCATACCTGCAATATACACATAATTACCAGAAGAATCTTCTGTTAAATTATAAAGAGCATCATTTCCTGATTCAGGATATCCTTTAGCCCAATCAACAGAACCATCTGACGTATCTATTTTTATAACACTATACCCTGACACACTACTATTTACAGGACCATTAGCTATAATATAGAGATTATCTGCAGCCCCAATATGTATTCTACCAGTTAATGTATCTGTGTTAACGTTACTATCTATACCTTTACGCCAAACAAGCTCTCTAAAATGAGGAGTCCATTTTTCTATTACCATCAGATCATCACGATCATTATCTCCTAAATTTGCAATAGTATAAATATTACCACTACTATCAGTTGTTCCACCCCCTGATACAATTTTGTTTAGACTTCTACTACTATTTCTACCTATTATCCTATAACCAAACTCAGGAGTTGCTGCTAAAGATACACCTAAAGGGATACCCACGTTTGAGTTATCACCATCATATTGAAAAGCAGTAGACCCATATACGTCTTCCGAATTTATTGGAAGTGTATCTCCTGCAGCAGCAGCCATCATAAGTTTTTTTGTATTGCTCATTTATACTATCCTAAATTTTTACCTGCAACAAATCCATACCAATTAGTTCCACCATCATGTGTGTAAAAAACAAACTGATCTATATCACTAACTCCATTTGAAAGTATTGGAGCAGTACTGCTAGGCCAGTTTACTGCAGTAGGCCATGTTACAGTGTAATTACTTGCACTTGCATCTTGTATTAATTTAAGTGAAAAACCATAAGCTGTACCACTTGAAGGTGGGTTGCTAAAAACATATGTAGTATTTTCACTTATTGTATGACTAAATACATTTCCTGTTTCACAGTTAATAGTAGCTGTACCACTAGATGATGTTACAGAAGCAAATGTTTCATTGTAAGAGTCTACCACAAGTTCACCAGTAATGTCAACATCTCCAGTGTAAGAACTTAAATCTACACTACTTAATTTTGCATCTAGTTGAGTTTGTATGTTTGACGTTACACCATCTACATAATTCAATTCTGTAGTGCTTGCAGTTACGCCATCTAACAAGTTTAACTCTGCTGTAGTGGCTGTAACACCATCAAGTATATTTAGTTCTGCACCTGTAGACGTAACTGCTGTACCACCAAGAGTAAGACCACTTGTTGTTATTGTTATATTAGCTGATCCATCAAAGTTAGCTGCACCAGATGTTATACCTGCAATAGTAATTGTACGTGCTGTTGTTAATGTGTCTGCTTGACCTACAGTACCTACAACTGTAGCATTTATAGTACCATCAACTGTGAGATCACCTGTAATTGTACCACTACCTGATACAGCTAAAGTTCCCACATTTGCAGTATCAATAGAGCCAGTATCAATATAAGCAGTGCCATCAATATATGCATCTTTCCACTCAGAGCCACTAGCACCCAGATCGTAAGTATCATCAGCAGAAGGAATAAGATTTGAAGCCACATCAGCAGTTACCGTTACTGTATCAGATGCTGCATTACCAAGTGTAGTATTACCATTTACAGTAAGATTGCCTGTATTAGTTTGATTACCTGTAACTGCCAATGTATCACTTAAAGTAGTTGCACCAGTTACACCTAGTGTTCCACCTACTGTAGCATTAGTAGCTATGGCTGCAGTACCTGCCATATGTAAATCTTTATACTTTA